GGTTTAGACGATAATACGCTCCCCAGAGCGCAGCACCATTCATAATGCGGTCATGTCTTGTCAATCATCATCACCACCCTTGGATACGCCGGAGTACGCATCATTCAACAATGTTTCATCGTCATCTCCGTCATACTCAGGGCGCTCAACACGAAGTCTATCAACCTCTGCATCGTACAGCTTTGTATATCCGTTCTTGATGTTCATCATCTTGCATAGATGTCCCATCCAAGTGAAGATATACTTCTTAACGCCATTGACATCTTGCAGGTCTTTATCAACTTCAGGCAGCGGCCTCTTGTTTTCGTATCGGTAAAGCCATACACCAAGCGGTGTATTGGCAAGAGAACTCTCGTAATCATCGGATTTCTTCTGTGCAGGCTTTAGACTTGCACTTCCAAGGAGAGTATTCAGCGTATTGATGTTCTTGTCGGCGGACTTGCCAGCGGCACGGTCTCTGTTGATATCGATTTCCAGGCTACAGATTTGGCGAATCAACGCCTCTGTGCCGATGTCAAACTCTGCGTCATCAGGATATTTAGACATCCAGTATGCACGGCGCTGTTCAAGCTCCATATACATAGACGGAGTGTATCCGGGACCCCAGAATACGACTACTTCTTCCGGCACTTCAATGTCATCATCCGGCTCGGTAATAACAGGTTCTGCGGGTTGCATACTCGTATACTTTACAGGCTCAAGCCATAAGGCGTCCTCTGCTTTTAGCGTATCGTCATATGACATATTCGCAAACTTAGTGCCGTTAATCTTGCCCATATAGCTCGTCATAATAGAGCGAGGTGTGCTTTGCTTTTCCGCTGAATCAAACAGCTTTTCACTCCAATACAAGTCGAGCTTACGACACATCTGTCTTACAGCCATCTTTGCATCTTTGCATTCTGCCAGATATGCGTTGAACATAGCGTCAACACACTCTTTGCAATATGGTAAATACCCAGTGCCTCGATATAGGAAACCATAGCTCACAGGGAAATACCCTTTTAGTCTTCCGTACGCAGTTCCGCACTTTCTGCAAATGGAACTCGAAGCGTTAACTTCAATGGCGGCCATTATGAATCACCGCCTTCCTCTTGCTCAGTCTCTGCATGAGACAGCTCATACAGCCTTGCGGCCATACGGAGGTCGTTTCCATACGAAAACTTAGGTATGTATCTTGCTTCAATTTCACACCACTCACCAGAATTAGGTTCTTTGGTGCGTCTTGCGGCCCGATAATGCAAACCGAGACTTCCGAAACCTTTGATGCTGATTTCCTCACCATTCTTGATAGCGTCAAGGATGACGGCGATACAAGCATCAATGACATTTGCGGTATCATCTACGGTGTACAGAACATTTTTATCCTGTTGCTTGATGTGGAAGTCTGCAGTGTTTCCATCCTCATCAGTGATATGGAAGGTCTGTTTCTTAACTGAAACAGGCTTTCTGATATTATTCGCACGCAGTACCTCTGCGACTCTGCTTGATAATTCCTTCTTATTCATGTAATCTCCTTTTCTCCATCAATGTTCGTCACATATCTGCAAAACCCTTTTTGTCGGGAACGGAGATATCACCGTTTGAGAAGTACATACCAATCTGCTCGTCTGCGTCAATATCGGTGTAAAGACGCACCATATCAGAGGACTCCCACGCAACGATACTCTGGATGACACCATCAGGAATACCGGCTCGTGCAAGGCTTGTGGTGAAATAATGCCGAAGACTGTGGGCATAGAAATCTCTGCCACTCAACCGAGTGAATGTCTCAGCCCAACTATTAACAGTAGAGACGGCGATTTGTTCAGCGGGATTCTCCTTAGCGGGGAACAGCCACTCGCTTTCAATACCTAGCCGCTCTCGTTCGTTCAACCACATCTTAAGATACGGTCTAAACTTCTTTGCGAGAGTGTAGCAAGGGATATATTTTCCACCACCCCGGCCTTTGGTCTTAATGGGGGAACTCTTGTACAAAGCGCCACCGCATACAAGCTTATCATCATCAAAGTCACTAACTTTGAATCTGCAAAGCTCAGACTTCCGGCGACCGCTATACATAGCAAGAGCCAAATAACACGCCTTGTCATAGGCGTTTCTTTCTACCAGTGTGTCCAGCAGTGTTTCTAGTTCGTCATCTTCCCAAACGGTTTTCTCACGAACGGGCTGCAAAGCAGGATTCTCAATCTTTCTCACGATTGAGCGAAAACCACGGAACTCAGGCTCATCATCCAAGATAGCCTCCACGAAGTTACTCAAGGATGAGATAGCAGCCTTCAATCTGCGCACACGAGAAGAGCTATTCTGATTTTCGTTAATCAACCAGTTCTGATATGCAACAAGGTCTCGTTTTGAAATGTCCACAAAGAACTTGTTCCGTGCGTTCTTTAGAACCCACACGAAGAAAATGTCCAGGTCATTGGAATACCCGGCGATAGTGCCAGGGCTTCTCTGGACGGATTTCAAATACTCCAAGAAATCGTTTTTCAGGCGCATATTCTCTGGGTTGATTTGAGCGATGAGCTCGGGGCTCGTAATTGAATTCATCTTAGTTTTTCGTGACATACAAGCCACCTCCCTCTGTTGTAATAAATGTGGCGGCTCCTGTAGGGCTCGGACCTACGACCCACAGCTTAACAGGCTGTTGCTCTACCAACTGAGCTAAGGAACCGTATAGTGCATAAGGCGCGACTCGAACACGCAGCGGACTTATTCAGATATATCGTCTCTTCCCGGTCTTTCACGGGAGTGGCTACCGATTACACCACTTATGCACTTGTTTGTTGGCGACCTAGAACGGACTCGAACCGTCGACCTCCAGCGTGACAGGCTGGCGTTCTGCGCTACTGAACTACTAGGCCATATAGAAAAGCCGAGGTGCCGTAGCACCCCCGACTGGGAACTGGGTGCATATACCGGGGTCGAACTGACGCCTCGGAGGATATGAGCCTCGTGACTTAACCGTTTGTCCTATCTGCCGTGTGGTGGGAAGAGGTGGTAACGGTCCAACCTCTCCAGATTTTCAGTCTGGCACACATCCATCTATGTCATCGTCCCATATGGAAATGCCGCCCTATATTACAAGGGCGGCGATATGTAAATAATATTATTAGCATGACAGCAAAAAATTAAGAAGCAGCCTCGACGCTTTCTTGAGCCTTGCTATCAGAAAAACGGAATATGAACCCATGAGCACTTCGTTTATTACCATGGCACACTTGCGAAATCAGTTTATATCCTACGCCGAGTACCGCCCCTGCTTGACGGGCAGACGCGTATGTACCGATATACTGACCACTCAAATCGAAGACATCAACGGCTTTGCCCGTTGCGCCATGGCGATGAGCATTATAATCTTCTGTGAACTCTATGCTTTCGGTTAAATGCTTCCATGTCCTGTGCTTACGAATATCAAGCACTGTGCTATACCCAACACCAAAGTGTTTAGAAATCGTGCTCAAATAGACACCGTCTTTTAACATTTGGATAATCTGCATCACATCAGATTCTGTAAGAACTGAATAAGATGTATCTTCTCCACGAAGTCGACCAGCGTTTACGGCTGCGATACGCTTTGCTTCTGAGGCAGCAAATTCTTCTTCGGAATAACCCGCTCGGACATTCCCGCCATCACCACCAGGAGAAATATTATAGAACTCCCTATCGGTTACTGCGTTGAACTTATCTATCCAATACAGTTCTTTGGAATTTAACTCGTCTAGCGAATATGCCACATCAAGAATATCTCGTCTAAATTGTTCTGCTCCGTATTTTGCCACAGCTCTTCTTAGGTTTGTTCCGCTTCCTAAGTAAGTTCTCCATGCACCACGCTTATCGTATTTCTTTTTGCCGATATATCGGCGCTGATTCACCAAATTTGTTGTCATATAGATAAAGCCATAAGGTTCCATAATACTATCCTCCTTTTCAAAAATATATCGCCCAGGAGAACAGCCTGGGCGAAGGAGGAGCTGCTTCGAAGAACAGTCGAAGGCTCAATAGTATTCTATTTTCTTAAATCGATATCATAATGGCACATGATACCGTCTTGGTTACACACACAAACCATTTGCTCGGGATAACCGAAGATTCTCTTCTGAACGCAGTAGTCATCCATGCCAAGGAAACTTCCTGCCATCACTGTTTTAACACCCTGCACGGTATCGACCTTGTTATGGTGTAAATGCCCGGAGAGGATTGCGTACACCGGTGTTCCAATCATGGTTTGAAGTGCTTGTACCTTGGAGTCTGAGCCGTCATAGTCTCCATGAACACCAAGGTAGGTCTTGCCACGCACATTGATTGTGTACATGGTATCATCGACCTTGTTGTAATCGAAGTATATATTCTCGAAATTTTGCAACCGAGCTTTGATATACCATTCGATTAAATCATCCAGACGCTCAGATGTGAGAGACTGGTCTTTGCTCGGATTGATGCGGCTGTGATTGCCTGCAACAGAAACAAAGTACACATTATTGAAGTGTCGACTTAGCTCGGCGAGGAACTCGGATACGAGTTCTGACACTCCCATTACCTGCTCAATGACATTTTCCTTATTGGTCACTGCAATCGAGTAATGGATATTTCCACTGATAGCATCGCCGTTCATCCAACAAATGCAGTTCTCGCTCTGATGGATACGACCGATAGAAATAATTCTGTCCAAATATCTTTGCATCATTTCCATGCAAATATTTGAATTGTACTTGTTCCATGCGTTATTAACATTCGCACCGTAGTGAATATCGTTCAGGCTTACCAGTAAATCATTGTCAGTATGTATAATCTGATGAGGCTCATATTCCAAGCAAGGTAGATTTCCTCCCTGAACCGCTTGGATAATAATCTCGTTCAGTTCCTCTTCTCGTGAGCGGTCTCTGACAGCCTTCGTAAAAGCATTTCGATAATCATAGAACTTTTGTCGCTCTTTTCGCAGCTCAATGATTTGAGCATCAATATCTGAACGCACATCTGCATCAGACACACAGGCGATTCGCTCGGCATCCATGACCTCAAGTGTCTTACGGCTACCATATAACATTCTTCGTGCTACATCGCTTGAATAAGGTTGCCCATATATCGCTTCTGCGATTTCGGAGTAGTCACAATCAGATAGTGTTTTGTCTACCAGCTTTCCATACACCAATCTTTTGTGGTGTTCGAGCGGTGACTCACTTTCTATTCTTCTTAGGTCGATTGTTTCCACTTCCCTTCGCAGTATAATGGCATCCAGTCTCACGCAGCTTTCTCAGAAGCTTCATAGGCTTCTTATCCTCGGTCATATAGTAGTGATGACGCTTGGAATCCTGCTTCATCGTACGAACGATATGTACTTCGGGATACTGCTCGTGGATAATCTTCTTTTCTTCAGCGGTAATTGCAATCATGTATTTTCAATCCTTTTCTTCGAAATTTTTAGTTAGTGATAGGGTTGCATTCAATCCTGTAACAGATTGTGCCTGTATGTGAGCCAGCCTTCATATTAAACGGGTCTCCGCCCTGGAGCCAGAAAATAGAGGTGGCAGAATAATTGCCGTCAAAATCCTCAATAGAGAATGAAGCCAGCAGCGGCTTGTCATAAGTCAACTGCCAAACATCAGACTCGTTATAGAGAACCATAGTAGAAATCTCACCAGATGTATGCGTCATGTTCAGCGTGCCATCCTCGTTCAGATTGGTCACATAGATTTCAATCTGATAGCCATCCTCAAGGTTAGGGTTAGATGCTGTAATATAGTTCGGCATTGCGGAATCTGCATACAAAGGAATTTCTAACTGGAATGTGCTGTATGAGTGATGGGTCACTTCAATCTGGCCTGAGCCATATTGACCATCTCCCATATTGCCGTAAGACTCTGCGGCCATCGCAGGTACGGTCATTGAGAACACGATTGCCAAGGCAATCAAAACAGCGAAAATCTTCTTCATCCTTTTACTCCTTACTGTGATGTAATTTCAATCACGAGCTCACACCGTGTTAAAGGTTTCATCGCACCGTCCACAGAGTAGCAGTCGTACACTATGACAGCATCGCTGTAATGACCACAACTCAGCTCCCGGCTTAAAAATACTGTGCTAACAGCATCGCCGGGGAAAATAGGTTCTGTCTGGAACAGCTTCGTTCCATCACCAAGGTAGAGCGAGATTACAAACGCACACGGGTTCTCGCTTGGATTGCACAAGTCAATAGTCTGTTCGAGTTTACCGCTTTCAAACACAACTCCTGTTGTTGCAGGTATTGCCGCAGAGGTCTGCGTGTGAGCGGTGAATCCGTCTGAGCCATTGCCGATAACTTCGGGGAATGTGAAGTCATTCTCTGCTACTCCTGCAACAGGCTTGCTATACTGCATCGGAGCTACGATAGCCACAATGGCAAGTCCGACAAACGCAATAAGCGCGAGAATCAGTACAATAATGGCACAAATCTTCTTATTCTTTTGGATAGTGAAACACCCTTTCATACAAAAAAGTAACTATTTCTTTCATTATAAACACTGCATCACACACCCGAAAAACCGTTGCAGCGCAACGGTTTTCGGGGTGGACTTTTTTTCGCATTTTCAAATTTTACAAACTACTGCGGTATATTGCAGGCCAAACTTTTTCGGCGCATTACATAATTCACCTTCTGTTTTGTTTGAATCTCCGCAGCACAACGAGGACAATACTTGGGCGGTCTGCCTTTGGACGGATTCTTAATCTTATCAGTAAGTCCACACTGAGAACACTCAAAATAAGGTTCGCCATGGTACTTCATATATTGGTATCCAAGATTACGGAAATCTGTAACCCTCAGTACCGTATCACCAGGCTCTGCGAACAGCACCTGCACGCTCAGATTATCGATTTGTTTAGAGAAGCGAATCATGCCTTCATCCTTCAACTGACCGAACATACTACTCTGTCGCTTGATTGATGTACTGATATTTGCCATCTTCATAATCTCATTATCTGGTGTAGTGACCCAATAATTCGTACTTTCTGATATTGAGTGCATATACTTAGCGATACACAGTAATGTAAAAGCTAATCGCTTGACAGGCTTCCCAGGCAATGAATCAATCCGCTCCATTTCCGGCGCTGTAATCTCAATGCTGTCCAGCATCACGAGTGGATACTTGGTAGCACTCTTTGCTGCGCTATCGAGTGTATCCGACCAAGTTACGAGCGACACGGCTGGTTCGCACTGCAGAAGGAATTCGTCGAGCAACCGACGAACCTCCTTGCGAGTGTAATTTTTATATGTATAATACTTAGCCACACGGCTCAGCGTCTCATAGGGCTTCTTGCCAAGAGCTTTGTCCTTTATAGCTCGTTCGGCCCACTCATATTCATTGAGTACAATGCTCATATATCTCCTCCAATCGTTCTTGTGATAACACTATATTTCGCACCGCAATACTCAATGTCTCCACAAGGATTGACAACGGGTGCGGATATCTGCCAATCGTTATTGGCAAGTAGGTTCTGGATAATTGCATCCGGGCAAATATCCCATGCAAATCGCTTTGATGCGCTACGGCAATAACACAAATCCAAGAGAATGTCACACAGGGTCACTCTGTTTTGACAGACTGCATCGCACTCTCTAATAAATTCGTCCTTCATACCGGACACAGTGGACACAAGCTCATCTTCATCGACTCGCTCGTAGTGAGAAAATACAGCATAGCTCTGAAGCTTCTTGCAGTATTCCTCGTACAGCTTCTTGATGGCTGTCATTTGTGAATATGTATAATCGGCGCCGCTCTTCATAATCGTGTAATCGAACTTAACTCTTCCTAGAGATTTGCCGATATATCCATCGAACTCTTCCTCAAACCGTCTGCAAATCTTATTCATTACGCAGTCGCCGGTTCCAACAGGGAGCCGAGACTCGTAGTACCGCAGGAAGTCTTTCTGTCGTTCTGTCAGTTGATTATGTGGAAGCTTACCCATTTCTTCTACTGTCATCTGGAACTCACGCAGAGCGCTGCGGTCTGTATTCTTTATGTATGTGTTGTACTGTTTCATCAGCGCAGGATAGATGTACCGCATAAAGTACGGCTTCTTATCTGCAACGATGTCACGGTAGAACTTGCGCTTCTCGGGGTCTGCAATCTGGTTCGCAGCATGGCGGTCGTGCCACTCTCTAGGCATGGGCTTCGCAACAATGCCCTTCGCCTTATCAATCGTATTCTGCTGGTAGAGCTGACCGCAACGGATTCTGTACTCCAGAACCTGATACTCCGGGTCGCTCGGCTTGTAGTTGGACTGAACCTCGAACATGGAAGTAATCCAGTTTGTGGTCTTTCCGATGTCGTTGCCGAAGCTTTCGATGTTGGAACGGATGAAGTCCTCCTCGGTGGGAACCTTCTTCGTAGCTCTACGCTGAGCGCACATAAGCGCCGGAAGCTCAATCAGCTTATCAACCAGAACCTCATTATCCGTCAGCATCACGAGGTCACCGTCTTTATCCATTCCGTTGAGGGCGTGAGCCGCAGTATCCCATGAGTTGAACACGGTACAAGCGTTCATATACTGATACCAGTATGCAGCTTCCTCAGTATGATTGGGATGAACTGCCCGGATATTGTTATGACAGGTCATCGGCGCACGGAAGCAGGCAAGCTTCTCAGCGCCGCAGTCAGACCAGTACTTGTTGTAAATCTCGCCGGCTTTCAGAAGGCCGGTCACAGGCAATTCAAAAATGTGCTGGCACAGTGAGTAAGGGTCGCCAGACACAATGGAGTAGTTGCCGTGAACTTTCAGCACACCAACCTTTGCTTCGTTGATTCGGTTACGAATGAGCTGATAGATGTTGTTACGAACAAAGGGGTCGTTCAGCATCCGGCGGTCAATCATCAAAGCCTTGATGTAACTGTTCTCAACCTTGTCCAAATTATCTTCGCTCAGGCTATTGCCCTTCATAAACAGGATTGTCTTGCGCCAATCACCACCAAGGACATCCTTAATCTCATTCATCGTCGGCGCAATTAAGCGTTCGATATCGTCGTCGTTTAGATTGTAGCTCTGGATGAACTGGTAGTTGAGGTTACGCTCACTCTCCAACTCCTTAGGACAGGACTTGGCAACGCCGAAGGTGTATCCGTTATCCAGACAGTTCTGGATGTAATCGTCACAGCTCTTGTAGCTATCCCACAGCTTCACCATGGAAGTAGTGAGAATCAGCTCTACATTACGGATATCCACATCGTTGCCCCAGGCATCCTTTACGATGTACTTCTGTGCGACATTCTCAGCGAAGTCCAAGAAGTCGAATGTAAACACCATACCCTTCTCAAACGAGAAGCGAGTGTTCACGCCGGACACCACATAGTCCAGGCCGATTTCTTCGCTCCACCGTGCCGCCAGTGACGGCAACATGATTCCATACCCATCAGATTCATCCAGTTGGACAGGCACTTGTGATTGTGCTTCCATGACCGGCTCGCCGTCGCCCTCGTCCGTCAGATAGACGATGTCAGACAGGAACTCAGTCTCGCAGTCACTCACAACGAGGACTCCGTTCGGAAGTGACACAGGCGTAGATGCGCTACAGGTAAGCGCCTTATAAGCTTCAAGCTTCGCAGGAACCAAAGCCTTGTTGGGGTCACGCCCATTATCGATGCGCCGTTTTAGTTCCTCGGCATACCGTTCACTGACGAACACAATCGTGCTGTTCTTGATGCCGCCGTTTGTACCGAGCAGTCGCTTGTAGCTAATGCCGTTAATACTGAACCCACGGCACGCCCGGTAATAGTCCTTCTCCTTGTCGATGATGAGGCACATATAGTCAGGCTTGAACTGGATGGCATCCAACTGTGCGTACAGTTGCTTGACCGCCTTGCGATTCTGGACACTGTTCGGCTCGTTGCGCAGACGCTTAATTTCCGCCTTAATGTCACGAGCCTTCTGCTCTGCATCTGTGATTCCGTTCAGCTCATCAATCCAACGAAGAACTTGGCTATCTGCCAGAGAAATAACCTCGTCATTCTTCCGGGCTTCTGAAATCGGCAGGGTCAGCTTCCACCGAGCCTTCCGTAGTCGACTGCTGTGGAGCTTATATATGTACTTCTGACATACTAACTGTTTGGCTATGTGGTTTCACCTCACTATGTAAATAATTAAATTAGCTTGATGGTTCAAAAATTTGAAGCCGCTCATTCAAAGTCCTCCGAAGTGTACTGATACCACTCTTCTCGGAACTCAATTCGCTGCTCTTCGATATATGTATCCAACGCCTCGTCCTCGGCTTCATCTCCTGCGGGAGTAAAATTCTCGCACGCCATTCGGTGCGTGCATCTATCGTAAAACAGGCAGGCTCTGCAGTCATGTTCAATCATTGGTATTGTCTCCTTTACAAGTTGATTCAATCCAGCCCTGCAGAAGCTCACGCATCCGACGGCTCGGTATGTATAGTTCAATGGGTTGGTCATCACGGATGCAGCTTCTCCAAATCCATTGGAGCATTTCTGCAAGTGCAAACTCGTCCGTGTTGACATATATGTCTTTGGAAGCGAAGAACTTACCTACATTTGGGTCAACAAACCGATTGACCATATAAGCAAGACAGTTCCTGTTCCGATATTCATTGGTAGCTCTTGCGGCGAGCTGAAGGAAGCTACTGGCGAACCGTCCTTTCGGTCCGTACAGCTTCGGTGCATCGCCCTTGAAGCAAGTCCACAGTTGCTCATTGGATTTACTGTTTGTGCGGCGACGGAAGAATGTGTTCATGTTGTTCCGCACTGTTTTCATATCTTGGTGCTCACGACCACGACGGCGATACCAATTCGCAGACAGCGCATATTCGCCTTCGCCGATGTCGTTCAGCTTCGGGTCATCCACGATATTGATGAGCGCACGATAATCCAAAGGAGGAGGAGCGTCGGGCGCATCCGTGAAGTTGTATCCGTTGGAATCGTCGATGCCGCAAATCTGATACTCAAATCCAAAGTAGTCGAGATAAGCTTTCTGGTACTGACCGCCGAACAGATAAGTCATCATAATGACCTCGTCGAATGCCTCAATCATCTCCGGCTTCATAATGCACAGTAGTGCAGTATCCAGTTTGCAGAGAGAACCAGAGTCGGCCATTTCCTTGTACTGTGAGAACTTGCCGTCATACTCGGGGTCAATCCAGTGAACGAATCCATCTTCATCAACGGTCGTCAGCTTATCCAGAAGCAGAGCTGTGTCCTTGTCGGTAATCTGAACCCGGCGAATAGTCTCGATGCTCTCATCGATAATCAAGCAGTAACCTTTCTGCTTGGCGATGGACAACGCTTCTTCGTCCATCAAGTAAAAGAGCGAGTGGGTGGCGGCGATGTTCTTCCGCCGGTGCATCATGCCTTTCAGCTCCGCAAGCTTGGTGCTGTGGTCGCTGTCGGGCTGTTCGAAGTCACAGGCTTCGCAGATGCGGTCTACCTCCGTGAGGTAGGGGGTTATATATAAAAAGTGTTTCTGGCCTTTGAAGTGGGACATATATCCGGCGGCGGCAGAGGTCTTACCTCGTCCCATCCGGGCGTCCACAACACGAATCTGGCTCAAACATCATCATCTCCTTGAAATTTGTACCACTGGGGTCTTGTCGGTCTGGCTATACTCTTGTGAATTAAGAGCATACAAAACTATTTGGCTTTGAATGCTCTATATTCTTTATAAGGGTAGGGGTCAAAAACCGTTGCAGCGCAACGACTTTTGGAGTGGGTTGTACCACTGGCTGTGGTACACAAGAAAAATTTGGGGTCAAAATCCGAACATTTTCTATTAAATTGTCAAGGTGCAGGGTGGGAGTTTAACCAGCAGTGGCCTCCTCGATGACATCGCTGTCAATGAGGTAGTTGCAGGTTGCGCTACCCAGGTTCAACTTCCGGTAGGCTTCCTCAATCTCTTCACCGGTAATTCCGATATAGTCCAGAGTCTGAGCTGCGGAGGAGTGACCCATCATCTTCTGGAGAAGCAGAAGCTTCCGGGGGTCATTGTTCGACATAACCATCTGATGGTAAGCGAAGGTCTTTCGCAATGTATGGGTGGACATCTGGATGTTGAGGTCGAGGTCGTGAGCTAGTCCTTTCAGAATTCGGTCTACAGAGTTCCGATGGATAGGCTCGTTCTTGGAACCACCGTGGTTGGACTCGCTTCGGAACAGGTAGTCGCTCAAGCTCACATCAGGAGTATTCTCCAGATAAGTGATGATAGACTGGCGGACGGCTGCATTGATGGTGATGTAGCGGTTCCGCTTGTGCTTCCGGGTATTGCGAGTCTTCTGCTCAAAGATGGGGAAGCTGGACTTGAAGGTCATATTGTCATTGATGAGATGAGCGAAGCGGAGTTGCCGGAGGTCGCTCACTCGAAGTCCAAAGTTGATGCCAACAATGAAGAGCATATTGTCACGGTAGCGCCGATTGTTCAGTAAGTAAGTGGAGACACGCATGATGTCGTCCATAGACTTGATGGGCTCGGAGGTGTGTTCGGGAGCCAAGGGTGTTGAGGTGTCTTCGGTAGCGGGGGCGATGAGGCCAGCTCTCAACTTGAGGTCGTTCTGCTGGATGGCAGAGACGCTGATGGCTCGTCCGGTCTTCTTGAAATCTAGTACGATGATGCTCATTGGTCAACTTCCTTTCTTGAGCAGTTAGTGTAATTAGCATGAGTGGGATTTAATGAGTCGAGGTCTAGCCTCGATTGCAGTTAATTTAATTAGCTTTACTTTTCTTATATTATAGCAAAAACATACCAATTTGTCAAGCACTTTGTTATGAAAATCAAACAAATTTGAAGCAGAAATTTTGTCTATGTTAAAGTTGCGTGGTTATGCCATTTACTCTTTTGAATATCTGGAAATTAAGATGGTATTCAAAATCGTAAACGCCATAACCACCGAGTTATGTGGTTTGAAATGTTCGCACTTTTGGGGTATTGGAGGGTGAGTGGTGATTTTTAGCGGTGCCAGTGTGATGAAGCGACTGATTACATTTTAGCGCACGCAAGGGGGTCAAAATACCATAACCATGCCCCCTATGGGGCATAGTGGGAAATTGCAACATAGAAATAGCCGGGTCAAATTGCCGTTTTGTGGGTGTAGTACCCTCTGCGGTATGGGTATGGATAGAACATGATAAAATTAGCTTGACATTCTCACGCCCCTATGCTATCATGTTCATGCTACCAGTTGTCCGGGCGTT